CGCCGTGTAATTGCCCGTCTGGGGCGAGGACTCTTCAGCTGAAAAGTCCGTCGTGCCAGCTGCGCCCCATCGAGGATCTGGCGTTGTCTGAGTTGGCGTGGTCGTGCCATCCGTAATGGCGCACCGAATGTCGTCATTCTCCAGATCGTGGACGCCTTCACAGACGTCAACGAGGAACTGGTCAAATACGAATACGTCACCTTGTGCCATAATGTTCTCCTGTCAAAGTGAAGGGTTGATCACGTCATCGTGTACAACGCGCCGGTGGTCGGGCCATCCGCGCCGAAGTCGATGGTCAGTGACTCGCCGTCCTGCAGCGTCAGCGCAGATCCGTAATCGTAATATCCGATCAAGGCATCCACCGGAGCGGTCGCGGCTTGATTGAAGATGTAGATGTACTGGAAGGCCGCAACCGCGCCGCCCGAAGCACTCAGCGTGATGTCGTCCAGGCTCAGCGTATAAAGGCCGGCAGTCTGGCCGGAGGCATCGAGCGTCAGGGTGCGGGCGCTCAAGTTTGTGTACGCGATCTGCGTCACGTTGCCGAGGATGCCGTTGCCGTCCGCGCTCGGGTCTGAGGCTTCCGATCCCGGAGCGGTGTTGGACAGCGCGAGTTCGAGCTGATCCGCCGACATGTTGTGCGTGCCTTCATTGACATGCTCAACGAAGTCGTTGATTTTGTTAAAAGTGGCCATGCTTGTTTCTCCTGAGTAATGTGAAAAAGTGAATCATTTCATTTCAAGGTTTGCTACCCGTCTCCGTCCGCCGAGGGCGTAGGCACCGGGGTGGCCAATGTGCCGAGGATCTGCAGCATCTGCAAGCCCTTGGCCATGGCCTCAATATCGCCTCCTCTGCTGTCCGCATTGAAGGACGCATCATAAGCGTTCTTGTCATCTCTCGACACGGTCAGTGATGGTGCCTCTGTCTTGATGAACCACGTCGTGTGCGAGACATCCAGCCCGCCGCTCTCGGTCCGGTTGACCTTGGTGGTTGAGCACCCTCCGAGCAGGACCATGGCCCACAAAATGAAGATGGTCACCAGGACCGCAATAACGTTGTTTCTGAATCGGTTGCTCATGTCATTTTCTCCTCTTGGCTGAAACGCCGGCACCGATGCGGACGCCAGAATAAACCCACCAAGCCCGGATCTTGCTCATCCCGTCTTCAAGGCAGATCTCGCGCATGATTTGGTCACACCGTTTCCGGTATTTCCGGTCAATCACCCCTTCGCGCATCAGCTGGTAGAGCAAGTCATGAAGACAGCTTCCACGCATAAAATTGGCGGTGTCGATCGCTGGTCCACTTGCGCCGTCCCATTCATAACCGTTCTTGGCCATCAGGATGCCGTGATCCAGTGAATAAAATTCGTGCTCAACCTCGCCGGGGATGTCCACCTGCCGGGCGATCGCCTCATCCAGATGCCATTTGTACTTGCCGCCGAAGCTGTATTTGATTGACCTCATCGGGTGCTCCCCCAGTAGTCAGAAAAGTGATTCAGGTCATTGGCGATCCGCTCCGCTCCGCCCACCGCGTCCCAGTAGTCATGGAGTTTGCTGTAGACCTCTTGCCATTCGGGGTGCGGGTATTCGCCGTTGGGCCCATAAATGAGGATGTCTTCCGCCAACCCTCTGCCGTGATTCGATCCGTCCATGTGCTTGGGGCAACCGTCGCAGGTTGTGCCGTGGTCCTTCGCCCACTCCAGCCCGAGATGATCCATGTAGTGATACAGCAATCCCATCCGACTTGAGAATGCGCGTCTGGCTTTGCCCAAGCTCATCCTTCTACGCTCCCGCAAACGCGCTGGGGATCCAGAATGTCAATCTCATCCTGAAGCGCCTTGATCTCATCCTCCGCCTGCGCCTTCTCGCTCTCGGGCGGCTTCGCGTGTTCGATGTATGACTTCAATTTGGCGATCTTGATGCGGGCCTGCGCCACCGTCCGACAGACCAGCTGTTGGCTGTGATTCTGCCACTTGACCTCCGCCGCAGCGGTGGTCTCAAACGTCGTGGTCATCCACCCGAGCGCCGCCACGATTGAAACGCAAAATGCTCCGACTGCTTTCTGCATATCCGTCACCTCCGCCCACTTCATGGGCCACCTCCGTTGGTGTGCTGTCGCTCGTGCTCCGCCAGTGTGTCTTGGATCCGTTCCAACCTACGGATGATGTCGTTGTCCCGCCTCACCCGATCGACGTCAATTTGTTCGATCCTATTGCTCATCTGCTCATCCCGGAGGTCAACAAGATCAACCCGGCCTTCGAGCCGGAGGAGCCAAAGAGCAACGGCGCTCATCATTGTGACCGTCGTGATAATATGGCCTACTGAGACGCGCTTGTCCAGGTGCCATTTGTTATTCGCTATTCCGTCCAATTTTCATCCCCGCAGGAAGCGTTCCAAGTTGTAGCTGCTTGCGACCGGCCAATAGGTCATCATCACAGCATCTGCCAAATTTGGAGAGCGGGTGCCCTCCGGTGTCTTGTCGATCACGAGCTTGAGGCGAGCGCCTTTTGACGCGGTCACCTGGCACAGCTCCTTCGTGAGCTTGTGCAAATTCTTGACATCCGAGTCCACACTGATCAGTGTGTCGGGATCGTATTCTGCGCCTTCTTCGATCGCCCGGAATGTCCGGTAGAAGCGGTTGCGCAACTCCCACCAACCTTGGGCCTTCAGATTGGTGTAGAAGTCCTTGTTGAGAGGGCTTTGTTTGTCGCCCTTGATGACTGGCTTCTCCGGGTTCAGAACTTGGGCGCCAGCGTTCCACGGCACAAACCGAAGTCCACCGGGCACGCTGTTGGAGTCCTTGAGGTTGTTCACCTCGCCTTTGACCCCGGCGCCAACGCCGATGCAGTCATACTGGAGCGCCAGCGGGGTCATCTTCATGACGTTTGAGATCGCTCGCCGCGCCGTCACTGCCGTGTCCCTCGCACCCCACTCATCCAACGCCCGCAGAATGACTCCCTGCCGGCTGGCTTGGGCGTTGGTGTCTCCTCCGCCGTCCGCCACATCCAGAGCCGAGGACCACGGCCCGGTCTCGGACAGCCCCAACTTCTTGTGGGCGTCGATGGCGGCCTGGACCCATTCCGGCTGGATCAGCAACCCTTCGACGGAAGCGGCATAACTCCGGTCAACCTCCTGAGCAAAGATGTGGAGCAGGCCTTCATCTTCGGCCTTCGTTCTCCGGGTGTTGTACCAGTCGTCATTCTTCGCCGGGTGATCGCGCCAATCCATGACGAAGACCTGTGTGCGACCGGGCACAATCTTCCCATCCCAATCGGCTCCAACTTCCCGGCGTCGATGGAACACGTTGCCGATCCCGTTCACTGAGGACAGGTCCATCTGGACGCGGGTGTTGTCGGCCAGCGCTGCCTCGATCTTCTCTGGGCGCTCGTAGTGGGCAGACTCATCTTTGAAGTAGATCAGCTTGCGCCCGCCTCGCCCGATGTTGTCTCCACCCTCGCCTGTGATCGTTGCCCCGGTCTCCGGGTTCACGATCCTCATAAATGACATGTTCTCTGATTCGGAGAAGCCCACTGGCAGGAACATCGGCGGAAGCCCGGTGATCAACATACGGATCTTCTCAAAGATGCTGTCCGGATCTCCGATGCGGTCCACAAGCGCCTCTTTCCGAGATCCCCAGCCCACAGCAGAACCGGGCCAGAACAGCCAGAGCCAAACGGAGAAGGCGCAACAGACCCAGGTGGCGCCCATGTCCCGGCTCTTCTCAATCAAGCCCGCCTCCTCGCCCTGAAGACAAGCGTGAAGGAACTCCACCAACTCATCCTGCCTCTGGAACAAGACCAACGGACCTTTCGCCGGGGCATCGCCACCCGCCTTCCGAGGATCGTAGGTGTCACACCAGTGATTGATGAACTCTACCGGGTGGGAGGCATAAAAGGCTTTGGCGCCCAGCCGCATGCTCTCGGAGTCACGCAACCGGGTCACCTGTTGTTGGCGCCAAGCGAACACCGGGACGCTGTTGACCGGCCAGTCATCGGTGGTCGTTGGTGCCGCGAGATTCATCCGGACTCCTTGAGGGTATCGGCGTATGCCTCGGCTGCTTCCTGCGGGGTCATCTTCGAGGTGATCTGGACCACCGGACCGCCACCAGGACCGGTGTGCTCACGCTTGTCGGCCAGCCCGAGATCCCGAGCGATGATATTAGCGTTGAGGAGATCCGCTGCAGCCCCGGTGAACTTCTGCGTCCGGATGATCTCATCGACTAGCGTAGTGACGTTGGAAAAACCATCCTTCTTGACGTAATCGAACCACGTACACTTGTTGATGTCGAGGAAGATGCACAAGCCGCCCAGAGTCATGGCGCGCATCTTCGTCAAATCGGTTTTGGTGACTTCGCCTTGGAAGTGAAACAGCTTCTGTTCTTTCAACGGGTTGTCCTCCACCCACTGAAAATATTCAGAGCATGCCTTCCACAATTGATGAGGGGTTTTGAAGATCGGCTTGCGCCCGTGAGAGCTGCGTGCCTTCCAAAATTGGTTGCCTTCTTCGAATGCCATTAATACGTCTCCGGGATCGCCCGGAATTATCGCTGAAATCGACGAAAATAGCCCGTATTTGCCAGCCGCCAGACTCGCGGACTCGGTGGACTCGGGTCTACCATTCTTGGTCCTGCAGGTTTTATGAATCACTTCTTCCCTTCCCTCTCAAAATTTGACAGGTAGGGGAATAAATCAGTTTACCGAGTCCGGGGAAAACGAAAGGAGGAGGATAGAAAACCCGAGTCCAGCGAGTCCAGCGAGTCCCGGCCTACTCGGTGCCAAATTCCAGCGGCCTGCGCTGGAGTTCTCCGTGGATGAGGTCATAACGACCGGCTTGGGGCTGGGCCTTATCAACGAAAGCCATGCGGCTCCTGAAGCTCCGATGCTTCCACTGGGCGGCAAAGGGATTCTTCACCATGTCGTATCCGTGCTCATCCATTTTGAAATGGAAGTTCTTGGCCGACAACATCTTGCGCATGAGCGCCGCGTCATCAAAGAATTCGCTGATGGATAAAAAATCAAAAAGATCCTTGGTGAAGATGACGGCTGGCTTATCATTCGAATCAGAATCATTTTCACTTCGCGCCTCCGCGAACCACTCAAGATACGCTTCCACGAGGTCATCCACAGCCGTGCGCCGGATCTGGTGAGCCGAATTAATGATTGCACGCTTGCCCTCGGTCATGGCGGGAGGGATATTCGGGTCAAATTTGCTCAGGTCTCTTTCGAGGAGCCACCGGATCACGGCAGGCGTTCCCTGACCATGCAGGAAGCTCCAGAGCTTCGTGAAATAATTCTTGGAGAAGACGGCGTTGGTCTTCGGATCGGGGAGGGTAGAGGTGAGTATAGAAAGCCTCCGGTCTTCCCTCGGAACAAACATCGTGAGCGGCTCGTTGGTCGTGAGAATCACATGGCAGAGATTGCGGATGTAGATCATATTGTGATACTTCAGATCCATCGACAGCATATCCGGAGGAGCCGCGAGAAGGGGTTTGAGCTGGTTGTAGAAGTTGCTGGATTTGTGGTCCTCATCGTGCGGTCTGACCTCGTTGATTACGAGGAGAACGGATTTGAGATACGGGCTGTATGTCCCGGAGATCGCATCGGGATCCACCTCTTGGCAATTCCACTCGCCAACGCCTTGCCGGAGCGGGTGCATGGCGGTGTCTTTTCCCACGCCTTGAGCCCCGGCGAGAACCAGACCGTGATTGACTTTTTGATCGGGTCGCTGGATCATGTGGGCGGCGAAGTCGAAGAATGAGGTGTATTCAATCGGGTCCGGCCACAGCTTCTTGACATGCTTGATCCATGGGTCCGGGCTGGGGAGATCCGTTCTGGCCAGGAGTTCATCGGCATCGTAATCTGGCCCGACGTAAGTGTTGTATGTTTGAGCGCCCTTTTTCGTCATCGCGCCGCGCCCGGTCACCATCCTGTTCCTCAAGAACATTCCTTCACCCGGCCACCATGTCGAGGTCTCGACCGTGAGCCCGGTCAGGATGTCGTTGATGGCGATCGAAGGCCGGAGGGGAATCAACTTGCCCTTGGCATTCTCGGTGGTTGGCCAGAGCGCCTTGGGTATGGCTCCGTCCACGCTCTTGGCGCCCAGCAGCGTGCCGGTCGTGATGTCCCAATACTTCTCTTGGACTTCGTCATATCGGTAGTCCTCGATCCGTCGCAATCGCCTCGCAAACTCCTCGCTTTCCTCGGCTTCTTTCGCCATTTGTTCTAGTTGTTTGTCATCCATTTCCGTTCAACACCTTCCATCGGCCTTCAAGAGTGACGCGGTGCTCGCCCTCGAAGGTAAACCATGCCCCATCTTTCAGCTCGAATTTTTCACCAGGCCGAATGATGTGTGGTTTGTCTAACTGGAACTCCGCGTTGTCGCAAATCGCTCGGTGACGGATCACCCTCAACACGCCGTCCTCGGTTTCAATTTGGTAGATCATCCTGTGCCGTGTCCGGGGCATCCGTTCCGGGGCGTGTCCACGGGGTCAGGCCGGTTGGTCCACCTCCAGCTGTGGAAGATCCCTTCCGGACTCACCCGGACTTCTCCCACCTTGAGCCATTCCGGCTCGCTGCCGTGCATTTGACCGCTGCTCAACTTCTCTTGCAGAATGTCGTAGACGGCGCTATTGCCCCGGTCCGTGAACCGGTATTGTAATCGCAGGTCATGCGGGTCGAATCCCGTTTGGCTAATCATCGTTGAACTCCCATTTGTCCGGCGCGTGCCGGTTCACTTCTTCGAGGAGCGTGGCACATTGACTCGCGATCCAGTCTGTGAGATCTCGCCACCCTCGCTCCTCGCAATGTCCGTGGTGGCAACGGAAAGCTCCACACCACTCATTCTCTTCCGCCGGGATGCGGACCGCTGCCCCGGTGTCGGCTTCTCCGCTGTGCTCCTCCGTCCAAGGACAAACAACCTGCATCCAGCCGCTATAATCCGGCTCCTCCCGCTTGATCATGTGGGCGGCACGGAGAGCGGCCTGGACCTCGATAAACGCCCGTATACGGTCCGCCTTGAGCCCCTGCATCGTGCCCAGGTCTCGGGGCACGGGGTTCCGGCGCTGGGGCTTGAGTTCGAACGCCTTAATTAAGGACTCGGGTGAGTAGCGGTTGTCGGGCTTCCATTTGTGGCCGCGAACTCGCCAGCCGCCATACTTCGGCTTTCCGTTCACTCCGACCGGAGGACGGAACACCCGGTTGACTCCGGCTTGGCCGGTGTCGGTGCCTAGGAACTTCTTTTCAATGAACGCTCGGATGAGGGCATCGAAGTCCTCAAGATCCTCGATGAGCCGGTCAAAGAAGTAGGTGGCCTGGAAATTGTTGGGGCTGGTCTCGATGAGACAGGTGGGCGCCAGCGCGTCGATTGTGGAGAGCGGGAACTTGCTGCCGGGTCCATCCCCGACATCGTCAATCATCAGGAGCAAGCCGCCCGCAAAATTCTCTTTGCGCCGTCGCCATTCGCCCCGGCTGTTCTGGCGCATCGCGCTGACACAGAGGTAGACGTTGGCACACTCATCCACCATATTGGGCCGGTTCAAGATCCGCGCCCGCCACTTGCTGTAAATGGTGTCATCGTTCGGATCGCCTCGGAATTGGCAAGACATCACGCGAGCATCCTCCGGGACGTGGACCAGCATCGCCTTGAGGAACTTGTCAAACACGACGTGGCCTGACGTTGTCCCCGGTGGCGGGCCGGAAGTAGATCTTGCTGGCGTCCGGGTCGATCTCTTTGAGCAGCTCAACCGCTCCTCGTATGTCTCCGCTCCATGCCAGCTGGTTGATGGCTTTCCGTTGTTTTGCGTTGCCGGGCAATTTCCATTTCTTCCTCATCGCTCTCGCCTCGCATCCCGGTCGTCATCGGCCTTGTCCTCCAGCCGGTCGTAGAAATCGGTGGCCTGCTCCCAGCCGCACTCGCAATACCAGCAATCCGGCTGGCCCGGTTCATCCCAGCTGTCTGGGTGACCCGGCTCGAAGTCGATGTTGGGGTTGCCACAATCGGGGCATTCTGTCGGGCTGGTCATATCAAACTCTCCTTTCAAAAAGAGCGCAGCCCCGGTGCACCTCTTGAGGGGGGGATGAGGTGGGGAATCACCGGAGCTGCGCGTAAACTCAGAACTTGTCTTCAGCCTTTTGCTCTTCAGCCACCTTGTAATCGACACTGGCCTTGCCTGCGGAGATGATGTCGTGTAGCTCCTTGCCGGCGTCGTAGAGATCTTGGCTGTCAATGAACCCGGCAAGCTCCACTTTGACCCCATGCCATGAACCCTTGTCGTTGCTCTCGGGGATCGTGGTGAGGTGGACCCGGTTGACCCAGGTGGGTGGCGTGATCTTGCCGGCGCTTCCGTCCACCTTGATCCCGTTGAGCAGCGTCATGAGCTGCTTGCTCTTCTTGATCTGGGTGGAGGAGAGGGACAAGAGCGCCGGGGTGATTTCCTCGGTCTCCGGGTCGATCAGGATGCCGAAGTGATTGCGGGTATCCCCGAGGTAGTCACACTTCTTCTCGCTGACCTCGCCTTTGTCATCCGGGAAGTACAGCCGACCGTCCATGTTGACCACTTCGCCGTTCTGCTCCATCTCTGCGGCTTGCTCGGGCAGCCATTCGCCCTTGAAGCCTCCGCCCGCGTCACGCGGTCCCCACTGAAGGAACCGGCGCTGGTATGCGCAGGGAAGGAAGATGACGCCATCCTTGCCGGAGTAGAGGTCATCGGTCACCGTGTTGGTGAACATTCCCGGTCTCGCGTCATCGATGAACTTGGGATCTGTCTCATCAACCTGTGGCGACATCTTCTGGATGACGGCCAGGAACGGAATGGCAAAGGAGTCCTTGTCGGTCCCTTCCATCCCGGCGCCAGAGTCCGCTTCAAAATCGAAGCCTGCCGGCAATTGGGTCTTCTGCGTGGCCAGCGCCTTCTTGGTCGTGGCCTTCTTCTTGCTGACTTTCTTCTTGCGTGCTACCATGTCATTTACTCCTTGGTCGTGTGAGTTTTGCTACGTCGTATTCGTACACCGAGAAGAGTTCCAGAGGCAATTTCGTTCCCGCCTCCAGCTGCTCCTTCACAAACGATTTGAGCGTGGCAGGGTGCACCGCTGCCTTGTATGTCACTCCATCGTGTTCCTCTGCGGCTCGCGCCGCGAACTCTTCCGCGTCCTCCTGTTCTTCTCTGGGGAACGCTACAATGACTTGGGTCTTGATGATGCCACCGAAGTCGTTGTCTGTGAGCCACTTCATCGCGGTCTCGTGTTTGGCTTTCGTGATTGAGCAGCTGAGCCCGCCAATCACCTCGATTTTGACGCCGCTCTTCAGCTTGATCGACTCCAGCCCCAACTCTTTGAGGAGTTGTGGGAGGGATTCCAGGGCGATGTCGTTGTAGCGGGTTTTGGCGGTCTTGAGTTCCTCGGTGAGCCGGGTCACCTCCGCGTCAGCCGCGTCCATCAGCTCGCCCATTTGGACGGCTCTTTCAAGGCTGGCTTCCGGGATCTCGGTTGTGTCTTCTTCGATTGTTTTAGCTAAGTCAAATGTCATGAGTGGTCCTCGATTTTGAGAAGGTCGTAAGCACGGGTGTCCCGGTTCCACCGCAAGACGTTCGCCACTCCGACGTTCCCCAGCGCTGCGTGAATTGCGCCGGCACACAGGACCGGATCTCCGGTCATGATGATGAAATCTTTGGCGGTGATTCGTTGCAGCATGGTCACGATCCGGTGGAGAGAATCTTCAAAATTATCCGGGGTCGCGTCCGAGGGGTGATCGTTTGCCACCTTGATCTCGCCCAGCTCGGCAGCCGGGTTCAAAGAGATGGTTGGCACCCAGTCTCCGTTGACAGGATTCTGGCGCGTGGGGAGGTGCGGGATGTAGACAGTTGGCTCCATGATTACTCGCTTGTTTAGGTGTGGTTGATTCGTGCAAGCCCGATTATCGCCTATTAAAACCGAAAAAGCCCGTGAATGGAAGAAATATTTTTGGCTCGTAAGTTTTTGAATGCAAAGGCTTTCCAATATTTTTGAAAAGAGATCCCATCGTAAGGGGTCAGAACGTTATTGTCGTAGGGGCCAAATGACGCCAATATAGCGGGTTTTCCAATTTATCAATCATACCCCTTTCTTTTTGATTCGTATTCGAGCATAATAGAAGAGTCCCAACCACCCACACCGAAAAGGAAACGACAATGTCAACCATCTTCATCGAACCATCAATCATCGCAGCAGCCGACAACGCAGCCCTCGAAGCCGACCGTGACTGGGAGGCGTTCATGGATGAGCTCGAAGCCGAGCGGGAAGCCTACCGGGAAGCCGAGCGTCACGCAGAACTCGGAATGATGCACGGCATCAATTTCGTCCACGAAGAAGAAGACGAATACGGCAACAGCTCTTTCTTCGACAACTGGGCCCGCCAGCTCCACGACACACCTCAACCTCGCCTCGACTACGCCGAGCTTCCGGAAGATCCGGACGCGCTGGCCCGGTTCACGGCACAATAAAGAAGGAGCGAACGATGGCTACCAGACCAACACTCACCGAATTGAAATTGGAACGCGCCAAGGCGCTCTACGAATTCAAGTGCCGGCGCTTCCAGCGCTGGGGCGACAGCTGGAACACCCGCACCCTCCGCCTTGAAGCCCTCAGCATGGCGGCTGCGAAGTATGGCGTGGATGTGAACCTATTAAAGAGGAGTCTGAGCGAAGAAGCGAGGAGGCAGTGAATGACAGCCGCCAGTGAAAGCTGGAAGCCGTTGGCCTCGGGAGACCGGGGCCAGCGCATGTTTGACAAAAGTGTTTCTTTTTTGTCAGAGGTAGGGCATAATTGTCTCACTGAACTCACTCACACCAAAGGACAGAACAATGCCAGCAGCCATCAGAACCCAGCAATCCAAAGCCTACCAGGACATCCGCGAAGCAGCCGACCGCCACGGCGAATGGAACGACTGCACCGTAGTCGCCATCTCCCTCGCAACCGACACTCCTTACGATCGGGTCCACGCAATCCTCAAGAGACTCGGACGGCAGAAAGGCAAGGGCACCTCGATCGCCAACATGAAGGAATGCTGCGCGGAACTCGGGTTCACGATGCGGAACTGGACTCACCAAGAATACATCGAAGTCCTCCGGGCCTACCCGAAGTCTTGGCGCTCCACCGTCATCACGACTCACCAACCTCGCCGTTGCCCGAAGGCGTGGGCACCCTACTCCAATCGCCGGTTCATCTTCCACACCGCTCGCCACGTCGCAGCCGTCATCGACAGCAAGGTTCACGACTGGTCAATCAACAACTCGCTCCGCGTCAACACGGTCTACGAAATCACCAAGAGCTAAGATCACTCGCCGCCCGACCCAGCGCCCTTTTCGGAGGGCGCTTTTTTGTTCGCGTCAAAGTTGTTTCTTTTTGTCTCGAAGTAGGGCATAATTGTCGGCATTGAAGACACCAACACCAAAACGGAGACCGAAATGAGCGAACACTTCAACAACCAAGCCGCAGCAGACCGCTTCGCAGATGACCTTCTCGACCTTCTCACCGACACCTACTACGTGTGGACCGACAACAGCGCCAAGGACAGCTGGATCGGCTCCCGGAAAAAGTGCACCATGGCTCGCGGCTACCGGGCGATCCCCGAGAAGGCCGAAGAAGTTTTCACCGGGCAGGCGATCTCTCACGCCATCTCCGAGATGCGTTTCAAGGGGTGGAAAAACGTCTCCGACCATCACAGCTTCAAAGACGCCGCCAAAGAAGTCGGTTTCACGGTCCGCGAATTCTACGGCACCACGGTCATCACTCTCTAAGAGGAGCGCGAGATGAGCAACCCCAAACGCACCCATTTCTGCAACGGCGAATACTGCCAAGTCGTCACCCGCTGGACAAAAGAGCACGACTACAACGAAGACGGAACGCACACCGCCACTTGGGTCTGCAACAATTGCGGACGCCGGGAAGCCAAGCGCCAGTTCACCCTCGACAACTCCCCGGACCGCAAGCCCACTCCCGGCCAGCAACGAGCCATAGACGGCTTCCGGCGCTACCTCGAAGAGAACCTCAACGACAACCCCGAGTACGGCGACACCATCACGAAGTTCGAGCTGGTGGCCACCGGGTACGACGCCAGCTGGTGGCTTTCCGCCGAGACCGAAATGATGGGGCTGGGCGAGGGCAATTTACTCCGGGCGCTGGACCATCACTATTGGCACATCTTTGTCGGTCCTCGCGGCGCTCTCACCGCTCACAGCTACCCCAAATCTCTCGAACAATTCAAGGGCGGGCGCTTCACCCCGGCCAACCTCAACATCAAATAAGGAGCACCGAAATGAACCGCAAACAAGCAGCACTCAACACGATCCAGCAGGCGGGCGAAGAAGCCAAACGCCGCGCCGATCCCCAAGGCTACAGCCACGAGTACCGGGCCCAAGCCGAGCAACACCAAGAAGACGTCACCACGCTGCGCACGATGTGGGCCGAAGTCAACGCCAGCTCTACCGAGGACGCGATGATGGAAGCCATTTACGAAGGCGTCAGCCGACTCAACTACGGAATCCTCCGCAACCGCATCCGCCTCTTGACCTCCGGGCTCAAGGGCACATTGAAGGCCAGTTACTGGGAATTGACAGAAGCCGGTCTGAGGAGCACGAAATGAAAGCCAAATTCAAAACCAACCCCGAGAAGTTCAACACCCTCAGCCACGACTCCGAATACGAGACAACCACGAAAGAGATCATGAGCGAAGCATTCGACCTCGCCGGGATCCAAAGCAAGTCCTTCGGAGAAGAGACCACACAGCGAGTCCTCGCCAAAGCATTTTGCGCGGCTCACTCGATGGCTGCCCCGGCCCACCGGTGGAAGGCACTCGGTGAAGCTCTCGATTGGACGGAGCTTGACCCGAAGACCGTTCAGAAAGTTCTGACCAGGATGACCCGGAAGGGCTACTTGCGCTCCCGGATGAGCAACCACATGAGCCAACGTCTCTACGAAGTCAACTACTAGGAGCACCGAAATGAAATCACTCACACTCAGACAAGCAATCAGCCGCGCCATCCGGAACTCCGACCGGAGCGACACCAGCAACATCGCTCGCCGCGCCCGCCTCGTGGACCGGATCCAAGAGAACACCGAAGATGGCCAGGTGGCCCTCCACATCTGGCAGATGGATTGTGACTGTGCCTCTTGGGAGCAGTACAAGATCCTCCCGGCGATCCCGGTGGCCGTCAACCGATACATCGACCGGCTCTACTACGACGCCGAAGGCCCGGTGCGGATCTCCTTCATTTTGCCGTCCGAGACCGATGAGCCGTTGGCACCTCCTCGCGATCACGCGCTGGAGGCTTTCGAGGATGGCCACCCGCACGTGGTCCACGTATAAGAGGCGTGAAATTTATTTTCGAAAAGGCTTCCCTTTTGATTCTTATTCAGGCACAATAGAAGCGAATCGAGAAAACACCAACACCAGCAAGGAAAATGAAATGACCAAATTGACAGTAATCGGCCCCAACCTCCGCGATCAGAGCAAAGGCACTTTCCACGTTCACGACGCGAACTGCGCCGACATTCACAGACGCTACAGCGCGTCAGAAACGTCAGACTCATACACAGCCGACCTCGCCACCGAGCGCGAAGTCATCGAATTAATCTACGAGGACATCATCGCAGAGAACGAAGGCGATGAGGTCTTTGGCACGTGGGAAGGCTACAGAAGCGAATTCCACATTTTACCCTGCGTCAAATTCGGCGCGACAACCCGCAAGGAGAAAGAAATGAACGGCAAAACCATCATCGTTTTCAGCACGAAGACCAACAAAGTTTCATCGCACTTCGCCAAGAAGCCGAGCCAGGAACTTTTGGAAGCGGCTTGCAAGCCCGCCAACAGTTTCGCGGAGCAGATCGACAAGCTCACCGTCCCTCAGCTCACGGCAATCTACAACGCCAATTCCGGCAAAGACGTCAAGACCATCAAGAAGTTCGCCAACAAGCCGATCGCCATCGAGCGCACGGCGGAGATCCTGGCCGACGTTCCCGAGTTTGACGGCGAAGCCGTCCCGGTTCCCGACGGCAACGGCGACAATTCCGCGCTCTCAGCAGGCGTCGCAAAATCCTGGGCGGACCCGGACGTACGCAAGCGCCGGTCACAGCGCCACGGCGTCAAGGTCGCGGGCAAAGAGTTCCCCAGCCTTCAGGCCGCATACCGGGAGTTCGACATCGACATGAAGGACCACCGGGAATTCCGGATGCTCCTCAAGGCCGATTGCTCGAAGAAGATCAAGCGCCACGGCAAAACCTGGCAGGCATTCGAACGCTAGGAGGTCGCAATGGGCAGGACGCCGATCTACAAAGGCGAGACCAGAGTAAGCGTCAGCGGGCCAACGGCCCGCTCTCGCTTACAAGCGAACAGTGAACGCCGAGCCATCGTTGACAAAGTCATCGACCTCGGCGGCACTGCGTCTATCACTCAGCTGGAACAGCACTTCGGGTATTCGCTCCGGGGCAAAGTTGCGGCTCTTGTTCGCATCGGCTGGCTAACGGTGCAGGAGGTGGAGCCATGATTGTTGGCGCTGGCCTAGCCGGATTGATCGCCGGGCACATCTTCCCCGGTCCGATCCAAGAAGCAAGACCGCAACCCGGAGCAATGCACAAAGCGCTGCTCCGTTTCCGCACACAGGAGGTATCGAGAGTGACCGGGATTGACTTCAACCCGGTCACCGTCCGCAAGGGCATCTGGTCTTTTGACCGGGCCGGGTTTGTTGAGCCGGGCATCCGTCTCGCCAACCAATACTCAGCGAAGTGTCTGGGCGGGATTCTCGCCAACAATCGGAGCATCTGGAACCTCGACCCGGTGACGCGATTCATCGCGCCGGAGGATCTGTATGAGCGGCTGCTGGAGAATCTGGGAGACCGGGTGATGTGGGATTGTCCATTCAACTTCCACATCAAGCCGGAGGACCAGCAAGTGGTCAGCACCGCTCCGTTGGACATCGTTCTGGGTCAGCTCGGCATCGAGCCGCCCGATTTGGTTTTCAACAAAGCGCCGATTGACGTGCACCGGTTCCGAGTTCCGGACTGCGATCTGTATCAAACTGTCTACTATCCCGAGCCAGACTACCCGGTCTACCGGGCGTCCATCACCAAGGATCTGCTCATTGTCGAAACGACCAACAGCGACGGATTTGTGGGCATGGATGTCGTCTGTCATTCCTTCGGGATTGACCAGCGGGATCTCAACCAGCTCGATCATACCGGGCAACGTTACGGCAAGATCGCGGACGTTGATGACTTCTCCCGGAAACAACTGATGGTGCGGCTCACGAATGAGCACAACATCTTTTCACTGGGACGTTTCGCCACGTGGCGCAACATCCTCCTTGACGATGTGGTCAACGATGCCCTGGTCATCAAGAAGTTGATGAAGGCCACGGCGTATGACCGCCAACTACACCTACACAAATGAGGAAATGAAATGAAAAAGCAAATCAAATTATCTGTGACCATGCCCCTGCGCGATTATGGCGCGTTTGAAGACCTCGCCACAGAACTCGGCGTACACATTCAGGATGAAGAGATCCTTCACGGCGACATCAAGCCAAAGAAGCGCCGAGTGCGTGGGAAGCGGATCAAGCCCACAGCGGAGATCTGGGACGCCGCACGAGAGTACCCGGAAGACACGCAGACCGCTCGCGTTCAAAGAGATCTGCGCACCCGGTTCGGAGACGGCAATGTGCCATCCAAATCAACCATCGGGCGCATCCGCCAAGGTGTCACCCCACGGCCCGAGAGGAGCATGAATGATGAAAGTTGAACTCTTATCTCACACCCCGGACGCGCTGAACCTTTTGCTCAGCACAAAGGGCACCCGGCTTCAATACGACGCCAACCCGACCGAGATGACGGATGAGGAGCGTGGCGCCCATCTCGCATACATGCTCGGCACAATCAAGTCCTCTTGGGAATTCTGCGATTACACCTTCAGGATCTCGGGCGTCACCCGCGCCTTCACCCACCAATTGGTTCGGACCAGAACTGGCTCGTATGCCCAAGAAGCGCAACGGGTGGTCAACGTCAAGGACGCGGAGGTGATCATGCCAGAGTTCTCGGGCTTTGCTCCCGGCGTGATTGCGGAGGAGATCTGGAAGGAGACCATCGAGGGCACGATGCGCAATTACGGCCAGCTGGTTGACCTCGGCGTGGCCGTCCAAGATGCTCGCGGACTCCTCCCGACAAACATCACCACCTCGATCGTGGCCAAGTTCAATCTCAGGACACTTCACGAGACCGCGAAGCTGCGGCTGTGCACCCGGACCCAAGGCGAGTATCAAACCGTCTTCCGGGCGATGCGTGACCGGGTGTTGGAGGTTCATCCGTGGGCCGATCCCTTCATCCAAGTTCATTGCGTCTCGACCGGCACCTGCGCCTTCCCGCATTATGGCCCGAGCAAGTGCAAGTTCTACGATTCTCGGATGGACAACACCGCCCTCAAGGTGGAGCTGAAAGACCGCTTCTGGGCCGATGAGGAGCTGCAGGAGGCGAACCCCGTAGCCACCAAGGGGATGGCCACATGAAGACGCCGCACGCAATCTTCGACCTTGACGGCACAATCTCTGATGACCGCTGGCGCCGGGACAAGGTCCGGTGGGATGAAGAAGATCCTGACCGGAGATATTCTGGCTACCATCGCTACTTGGGTGACGACAAACCCATCAATCTGGATCTGGTCCAGAAGGAGTTTGACCGGGACCGGGTGATCATTTTTTGCACCGCTCGCCCGGACTACTGCCGGAAGCACACAGAGGAGTGGATCAAGAAGCACATTCCAGACATCCCGTTCCAACTCTTCATGCGCGGGAAAGACAACCACCAGCCCTCCACGGAACTCAAGCTGGCCAAGTTCAAATCCTGGGCCAAGCGGATAGACATCGCGATCGCCTACGAGGACCGGGCGGACGTGGCCGAAGTTCTGATAGCCGAAGGGTTCAATGTCGTGCTGGTGGACACTTGCGGTCCCGGACCAGATGAGAATGGCAACCCGACCGGGCCAGCCGAGATCCTGCGGAGTATGGCCGCCACCTGCGAAGAGCGCCAAGGGATGTACGGTGAGGTCTGGCGGACGGTCCCGTTGCTGGTCCGGGATCTCTTCCCGGAGGGTGTGCCGGAATGGCTCCTGACCGATCCCCGGTGGCACTTGTTCGAACTACTTTTGGTCAAGATTGCCCGGTGCGCTCACAGCGAGCTGCGGCATCAAGACTCGATCCATGACGCCGGGGTGTTCAGCGCCCTGATTGAAAACGTAATCAAAGAAGGAGAAATGAAATGAGCAACATTTTAATCACAGGCGGCTCTTCAGGCTTGGGCCTGATCATCAGCCAAATGCTGCGCTTCACCGGCCACAAGGTCCACAATTGGGACACCAAGATGGTGCCGCCCCGAGACGTTTGTTCACCACAATCTCTGGCCAGCCACCCCGAGACGTTGGATGTGTTGATCAACTGCGCCGGGGTCAACGACATCGGCCCGCTGGAAGACTTCACCGAGGACCGTTGGGACCGGGTGATGGACACCAACGTCAAAGGGATCTACAAGATGACTCGGTATTTTTTGCCCAAGTTGTTGGAGGTGAATGGAACCGTGGTCAACATCGTCTCGAACGCCTCCCACATGCCAATGACTCATTCTCTTGCATACAACGCCTCGAAGGGCGCGGCCCACATCATGACCCAACAGCTGGCCCGAGAGTTCAAAGGCCGGTTGACGGTCTTCGGGATCTCGCCCAACAAGTTGGAGGGCACGGAGATGAGCAACTACATTGACGACATCGTGCCGGAGATGCGCGGCTGGTCCGTGGAAGAAGCCAAACAATACCAGCTCAACAATTTACTCGCGGGCGCGGAGACGCCGCCAAAGTTTGTGGCCGAGTTCCTGTGCTTCCTTTTGCAAGACAAAGAACATCACCGCTACCTTTCCGGGTGCGTCATCCCATACGGAGTTTGAAAATGGACAAAGCAGAACGTGGCGCGAGCCACACAATCAAACAACTCAAGATCTTCGGAGTTGAGAACGAAGTTGTCATGGACATCGGGGCGAACGTCGGCCACGTGTCGCGATGGCTTCAGGACAATGGCGCCAAGCGGGTTGTTTCCTACGAGCCGCACCCCGGTGCCTTTGCCGAGCTCAAGAAGCGCTGCCCGGATGTCGAACTGGTCAACGCCGCGCTTCTCACGAAGGCCGGCAAGTCAGTCATCGCCACCTCTCAAAAGGACGCGGACGCCGGGTATTTTTGCAACGCCTCGATGACCAGCGCCCTCCCGGTCAAGACCGAAGTTGAGGTGCTGTCATTCCCGGCAGAACTTCGCCGGGTCAAGCCGACCGCGATCAAGATGGATGTGGAGGGCAGCGAGTACGATATGCTGCTCAACACCCGGCTCGTGAAGCGGATCAAATGGGTGAGCATGGAGGTCCACAAGCTCAACAATCCGACCGGGCCGTATCTCTTCGCGGCTTTGGCGATGACCATGTTCAGTCAAGGGTTCGGTATGTACCCATTACAGCCGTCTTGCCGGCCAAAGCCCGGAGTCTGCAAGTCATTCTGGGGCTTCATGCAGGTTGACTTTGCCCGAGGTCATGAGACGCGAGAAGAGGATGCCAAGTGGATCGCTTCTCTGGTCAAAAGAGGGCAGCGCGATCGGCACAAAGTCAACACGCGCATCAAGCCGCTGCAAGATCTCTTCAATCAGGAGTACAGGACATGAAGTTGAACCTTCCACCCCAGCTCAATCTGACCCCAGCGCGCACCGCCAAGATCGCTCGCTACGCTCCGGAGATCCGGGGCGGGCGGCGCCAGGTGCCGGTCTCCTTTCAGGTGGCTTTGACGGACTCTTGTTTCAATCGGTGCATCGGCTGCGGCCATCCCGACCGGGACCAGAAGAAAATGGCGCCCGGAATGTGGTGCGAGTTCCTTGATGACTTGCCGGTTTTGCCGGAGTCCGTTTGCTACTCCGGTGGCGATCCGATGGCCTACCCCTACTTCAACGAAGTGATGTCATGGCACCTCCAAAATGAAATCGAGTTCGGGTGCACCATCACCGGCTATGTCCCCAAAACGATCGACATGGGCTTGTTGGCTCAAGCGGCATGGATCCGGGTCAGCCTCGATGCGCTGGACCCGGAAGTCTACGCCAAGGTCCGGGGCAAGACTTCGGTCCACAAGGTGCTCGCGTCAATCGACAAGATGTTGGACGCCGGAGTCAACGTGGAGCTGGGCATCACCCTTCACCCCGACAACGAAGGCGAGTTGCCGGCGCTCAAGGAATGGGCCAAGGAAAAGGGCATCACAGAGATCTTCGCCCACTATGTCTACCCGCAGTCTAACCCGATGTGGGAGGACATTGACTTGGAGGATCGCGGCGTGATGTCGTTCAAGACCTGCAAAGCCGCTCTCCACCAACTTTATATCGACTCGGACGGATCGGTTTACCCCTGCTGTGTTACGGCGGGAGACACACGCTCACAAGCTCAGGGAGCCGCTCTCGGGAATATCTTTCGGGACCAGTGGGCCTGGATCTGGCTCAACGTTGTCCATTACTCCGAGCTCAAGCGGTCAAAACTTCCGGAGATCTGCCAGACTTGCTGCGTCAAACGTCTCAGCGAGATCAACCACGTTCACGATTTTCTCATCACCGACACCAAATCATTTTTCTAAGGAGAACCACATGCAATTCTTTATCGAACAGATCGCAATTTGCCCGCCCGACCGGGAAGCCGCCATGGACTTGATGAAAGCCATCGGTGCCCAAGACTGGGTGAATGATTCCGTCCGAGCCAAAGGCACTGTCTACGGGGAAGAAGGCAGCAACGCCGCACACCTCGCCTTCAACTACGATCTTCGGCACCCGGAGAAGTTGGAATTTGAGGTGCTCAATTACGTGATCGGGCCCAACTGGATGGAAGGGAAAGCGCCGGCAGTCAGCCACCTCGGGATGCACTGCACCGCTGAAGAATTGAAGGAGTGGAAAGACTTTTTCTATCTTCGCGGCATCGACATCGCGCAGGAGGTGAAGACCCACTTCCACAAGAACCCGTTTTTGATCGACAACGGGC